AATGCAGACACCAACGAGGAGATTTAACCCACATGGCTACCAGCACTTACCTATCTAACCCAGTAGTCACAGTTAACGCCGTTGACTTGACAGACCAGACCAGCGCATCAACCCTGACTCGCGTGATCGAGGCATTGGAAAGCACATCGTTCGGCAAGACCGCACGCGTCTATGTTGGCGGTTTAGAAAACAGCACATTGACTTTGACAATGTATAACTCGTTTGCCGCCACAGAGACTTACGCAACATTGGCTGCACTTGTTGGCACATCCACAACCGTCACCATCAAACCAACCAGCGCTGCAACAAGCGCCACAAACCCAATCTCAACGCTTACAGGCTGCTACCTAGAAACCTTGCCAATTGTCAACGCTGCACTGGGCGCGCTAGACACCATTGACATTACGTTTACTGGTGGCGTGTACTCTGTCGCAACGTCTTAATTAACAGCCGGCAACGGCCCGACACGAAAGCAGGCTCATGAAAGTTAAATTAGAATTAGACCTACAAGACGGGCGCGGCAAGCGCACCATGACTACAAATATGTTTGTGGTATGTGAATGGGAAAAACTAGAAAACCGCAAAGTCTCTGACGGCAAGGGCATTGGCTACAGCGACATTGCTTGCTGGGCGTATCACCTATGCAAACTTGCTGGTGACAGTGTGCCAGACACTTGGCGCGAATGGGTTAAACAGCATCCAAACATGGATTTAACGTCAGTTGATGAGACAAACCCAAACCCTACAGCGTTGGCACTTACCGAAGACAACTAGCAGAAATGCTTGTGGCAGTAGGATGGTGGCCAACGCACATCGAGTTTGACACGCGTGACCTTAATACGGTGATTAGTGTTATAGAAAAGAACAAAAAGAACAGGTGAGTTTCTATGACGGTCAACACGACAATTCAGGTGGCTGGCGTAAAAGAAACTATTAACGCACTCAAAAAAATTGACCCACAGCTGCAAAAAGACTTTAGGGCACAAGCCACAAGCATTGCACAACCAGCAATAAACGCTGCCAAAGATATGTACACAAAAGTGCCGTTGTCTGGTATGGCATATAAGTGGGCTAGCAAAGACCGTCAACTGTTTCCGTTTAGCGTGGCTAAAGCCAAAAGCGGTGTAAAACTACGCATTGACACACGGCGCAACGCTGTAGGCGTAATTCTTATTGAGCAAAAAGACCCAGCAACAGCAATCTTTGAGACTGCAGGCCGTGCTAACGCAAACCGTTTAGGTGATCAGTTAGGTTTTGTTGGCGCTGGTCGCACTCGACTAATAGGGCCTGCCGTGTATAAAGCGCGGCGAGGCATTGAGGCTGAAATGGAAAAGATGATTTTAGATACAGCGCGCACAGTTAGGCAGGCAATGTAATGCTGTCTATTCCAATTATTTCAGAGTTTGACGGCAAGGGCGTTGCTAAAGCCATTAAACAATTTAAGCAATTAGAAACCGTAGGAGAAAAAGCACAGTTTGCAATTAAGAAGGCTGCCATTCCTGCCGCTGCCGCGCTTGGTGCAGTCACTGCGGCTCTTGGTGCTGCGGTGGCTGCAGCTGCAGAGGATGAGGCACAAGCTGCACAACTTGCGTTGACGTTAAACAACGTTACTGGCGCAACAGAGAAACAGGTTAAAGCGACTGAGGACATGATTAGCGCTATGTCAAGGGCTACTGGCACGGCTGACAGTGAACTACGCCCGGCGCTAGCCACACTTGTAACCGGCACAAAGGACATTGCCACAGCAACAGACGCATTGACACTTGCACAAGACATCGCTATTGGCTCTAACAAGTCTCTTGGTGAGGTCAGCGAGGCATTAGCCCGTGCCTACGGTGGCAACATGAAAGGCCTACAAGCCTTGTCACCAGAGATTAAAGCAATGATTAAAGACGGTGCGTCACTCGATGAGGTGATGCAGGTACTTAGCGGCACGTTTGGTGGTGCAGCGGCAACAGCGGCAGACACGGCAGCAGGCAGATTTAAGATACTTAAAAACTCGTTAGACGAAACTAAAGAGTCAATAGGTGCAGCGTTGTTGCCAGCGGTGCAAAAGGTGTTGCCATTCTTGCAGGCCTTTGCAGATTGGGCACAAAAAAACCCACAAGCATTTTTGATAATTGCAGGCACTATCTCAACACTTGCGTTAGCAATTATGGCAGTCAACTTTGCTATGGCAGCCAACCCTTTTACACTTATTGCCACAGGCATTGCAGTTGTCGTAACTGGTTTAGCAATTGCTTACACAAAGTTTGAGGGTTTCCGCAACATTGTTAACAGTGTTTTTAACGGCATTATGGCAACTATGGAAGTTTTTGTTAACGCTTTTAACACTGTGCTTAACTCAATTATTTACGCATACAACTTGGTTAATCCGTTTAGCGACATACCGTCATTGTCAACCAATCTTGTTTTGCCACGCGCTGGTGGCAGTAGCAGTAGTGGTATTTTTGCCCCACCTAACGCACCTAAAAGTCTTGGCAGTATTCCCTTTATGCCTAGCCCTGACGGGCCATTAAGCGGTGGTGGTGGCGGCGGCGGCGGTGGTGGCGGCGGCTCTAGCAGTCAAGGGCCAACATTTAGCGGCGGCGGCGGTAGATCGTTTGACACGCAAGGGCAACTAGGCAGCTTTGATCTGAACCTGCCAGCCAACTTTACAATCAACGTGTCTGGTGGCATCTCGACTAGCGCCGAAATAGGCAAGTCTGTGGTTGACGCAATAAACCAGTACACGCAGGTGTACGGCCCAGTACGTTTTGCAACGGCTTAACCATGCCCGGCTCAACCGTTATCACTGGTGGCACATACCTTTTAGAATTGTCTAGCGGTTATGACGGAGAAGCATTTTATTTGGATGACTCACTACTTGACGGCCCAGATGTGCTTGACGGCAACGGCGTAGATTACAACGACATTACAAACGTGGTACAAAACATTACGATTAGTCGAGGCCGTCACAAACCGTTAGACGTGTTTGGGCCGGGCACAATGTCTGTGTCAATAAGCGTGCCAGTAGGCAACCGTGACTATGACCCGTTAAACACATCTAGCGTTTATTACAATCAGTTGACAGAGCAGCCGGGTCTAGCCCCGTTGCGACCGATCAGGTTGAGCCGTAACGGTGAGTACCTTTTTACAGGCGTAGTGACCACGTTTAACCAGACATACAACATGGCTGGATTAACCACCTATAGCATTTTTGCTGCAGACAACACCTATGTGCTTTCGCAAGGGTTTTTGCCTGAAACCGTGACCACGAGCCAAACCTCGTCAGCACGCATTACAGCCGTTTTAAGCGCTGCAACCTACACAGGCGCTACATCCCTTACCGCAAGCCCTGTAGCCACGCTAGGCGCTTACACGATCCCTAGCGGCACAAACGTAAACGCCTACATAAACCGCATCCAACAGGCCGAACAAGGCCGTATTTTCTGTAGTCGAGCAAACGTGCTGACCGCGCAACCTCGTATTGGCACAACATTAGACCCAGCCACAGCCACGTTTAACGACACCGGCACAGCCACACCGTATGACACCATCCTTGTAGAGTTTGATCAACAGTCAGTTATAAACAATGCCAACGTCACAATTGCGTCTGGCGGTACGCTACAAAACGCAAGCAACGCCACATCTATTGCAGAATACTTTACGCAAACTGAGGCGATTACAGACAGCCTGCTTAGTAGTGACGCACAAGCTGCAACGCTGGCAAGTTACCTGCTATATCCACAACCACGCCCACGTTTTACCAGTGTGTCAACCACGTTTGCCAGCCTTACCGATGCCCAAAAAACGGCATTAGCACCTATCGAGATTGGTCAAACCGTGTCGGTTACTAAAACCTTTCCATCTGGCACACCACTAAGCGTCAACCAAGACCTTGCCGTTGAGGGCATAGACCACGTCATTGACATGAACACAGGCCACCGCATGACCTTGTGGACATCACCAACCGTCATACTTGACCAGTTCATTTTGGATGACATTACGTTTGGTGTGCTATCTACCAGTAACGCGCTCGGTTAGGATAATCTACAACTATGGCAACCACACCGTATCCATTCGTAGCAAATACTGTGCTTACAGCCAG